CTTATGGGTCTTGCTCGCTTCACTGAGCAGTCCTTTACTGGTGAAGCTGCTGGTGCTAACACGATCCGTAACGGTCAGATTGGTGATGTATACGGTGTTAAAGTATACGTGACTACCAACGCTGATACCGCTGCTGGTACTTCTGGTACGGACCGTATTGTTCTGCTGGCTCACAAAGATGCTTTTGTGCTGGCTGAGCAAATGGGTGTTCGTAGTCAGACGCAGTACAAGCAAGAGTACCTCGGAACGCTGTTTACTTCCGACATGCTTTACGGTGTTGCTGAGCTTCGTGATGATGCTGCAGTAGCGCTGGCTGTACCTGCCTAAGTAACCTCTGCCCAGGCTCACAAGGTCTGGGCAGTTTTCTTAGCGCATTAACTTAGTGCTCTAAGCAAACTGTAAAAGGAAACTAAATGGCTATCTATCGTGGTCCTGGTGGTCCTGGTGATGCAACTACTGATGCTGCTAGTGAGGCAGCATTAGTATCTACACTTGTAACTCAAGCACAAACTTCAGCAGCTAATGCTTCAACCTCAGCTAACAACGCTAACACTTCTGCTACTAACGCAGCAAACTCTGCTACATCAGCAGCAACATCAGCTTCTTCAGCAGCGGCATCTTTAGCAGCTATTGGTAGTTCTGTAACCGATGCTGCTAACTCTGCAACATCAGCAGCGTCTTCAGCATCTGCAGCAGCAACTTCAGCTACTAACGCAGCTAACTCAGCAACCAGCGCAGGAAGCTCTGCAACGTCTGCTACAGCGTCTGCTAGTGCTGCATCATCTTCTGCATCGTCAGCCTCTACATCAGCCTCTAATGCCGCTTCCTCGGCATCTTCTGCATCTACCTTTGCTACGAATGCAGCATCCTCTGCTAGCACTGCATCAACTGCAGCAACGAACGCATCTAACTCTGCTACTGCTGCAGCTACTTCAGCAAGTAACGCAAGTACTTCTGCTACAAACGCAGCTAATTCTGCAACTGCTGCAGCGTCATCTGCATCTACAGCTTTTACTGCAGCTACTAATGCTAGTAACTCAGCCAGTGCTGCAGCCACATCAGCAACTAACGCCGCTACTTCAGCAACTAATGCACAAGCATACGAGCTATCTGCTAATGAGTGGGCAACTAAAACTAGTGGACCTGTAGCAGGTGGGGAATACTCAGCTAAGTATCATGCACAAGCTGCTGCTACTTCAGCAACCAATGCTAGTAACTCAGCTTCTTCAGCAGCTACTAGTGCTACTAACGCAGCAGCATCCTATGATTCTTTTGATGATCGTTACCTTGGTGCTAAGTCTTCTGCTCCTGCAACTGACAATGACGGTGACGCATTACTAACTGGTGCTATTTACTGGAATACTACTGCTAACCAACTGTACATATGGGATGGTAGTGCTTGGGATGCAGCAGCATTTAATGTTACTGGTGGTGTAACAGCGTTTAATACTAGGACTGGTTCTGTAACTCTTAATGATACTGATGTATCTGATGCTTTAGCAGCAACCACTGGTGCTATTAAGATTCCTGTTGGTACACAAGCACAAAGACCTACACCTACTAAAGGTATGTTTAGGTTTAATGATGACACTGATAGCTTTGAAGGTTATGACGGTGCTGCTTGGGGTGCTATTGGTGGTGGAGGTGGTGCTACGCTGTTGTTAGTAACAGATCGTAGTGGTGCTACAATAAGTGTACCATTGATTAATGGTTTCTTAGCTATTACGAATAGAAGTGGCGGTACTGTTAACGTACCAGTTTCTTAATTAAGGAAGAACAATGGCAAACAAATATCCTTTAGTACTTGACGGTACTGCTATTGAAGAGTTGCAGTCAGGAGATGCAATAGCAGGATTGATTATTGGTACTGATGTTCAAGCATATGATGCTGGTTTACAATCTATTGCAGGATTAACCACAGCAGCAGATAAGATGATCTACACTACGGCGCTTGATACTTACGCTGTAACAGATCTCACCGCTGCTGGACGAGCGCTATTAGATGACGCAGACGCCGCAGCACAAAGAACTACATTAGGACTTGTGATTGGTACTAATGTCCAGGCGTATGACGCAGGTTTACAATCCATTGCTGGATTAACTACCGCTGCTGATAGAATGATTTACACAACGGCATCTGATACCTATGCTGTAACTACTTTGACTGCTGCTGGTAGGGCTATCCTTGATGATGCTGATGCTGCTGCACAGCGTACTACACTAGGTTTAGGTACTGTAGCAACACTAAATAGTATTAACCTAACAACCAATGTTACTGGTACATTGCCTGTTGCTAATGGTGGTTCTGGTGCAACAACACTCACAGGTGTTATCAAAGGTAACGGTACTTCTGCTTTCAGTGCCGCTACCGCTGGTACTGACTATGTTGCTCCTGGTACTGCTACTACCTTTACAGCACAGCAAACATTTAAAGAAGTAAAAGATACTGTACATACTATCACTGACGGTGCTGCATTTGAGATTGATCCTGCTAATGGTTCAATTCAAGTAGTAACTTTAGGTGCTAACCGTACACCAGCAGCAACTAACTTTGAAGCAGGTCAGGTAGTGTTGCTTGGTATTGATGATGGCACTGCTTATACTATTACCTGGTCCACTGTTAATCCTACTTGGGTTAAGGTTGGTGGTACTGGTTCAGCACCAACATTGGCTACCACTGGTTATACTTGGATACTGTTGTGGGAAGTTGGTACTACTATCTACGCAACTGAAGTAGGTAAGCCATAATGAGTAATGTATTAAAGATGCTATCTAGGGGCGGTGCTGCTGCGGCAGAGACTGACCCCAACTTCAAGCAAACAGTGTTGCTGCTCCACGGTGATGGAACCAACGGCGCACAGAACAACACATTCCTAGACTCCTCTACCAACAACTTCACCATTACCCGCAATGGCAATACCACCGGATAGTCTACAAATAGCCAACAATGCTGCGTTTAACTTGGGTACTGGTGACTTCACGATTGAGGCGTGGATTTATTTAACCGCAGACGCTGCACAAAATGCTGGAGGGATTAGGGGAGCAAATATCTTTACGGCAATACCGACTTCTGGAACTGTTAATGGATATGCGTTGTACCTTAATGGTAGTTCAACAACCACAGGCACTGGTTTAATTTTTGCGAACACTGTAAGTAGTGTTGATTACGCTGCTACCTATACCGCAACCATTACTAAAAATACTTGGCATCATGTAGCGGTAGCAAGATCAGGAACCACTACAAAATTGTTTTTTAATGGTGCTGAAGTTGCCAGCACAACGCTTGGTAATCAAACTGTATCTAACTCAACTAATGCAACAGGTGTTGGTGCTAGCTTTTACACAGGTTACACAAACAACTTCCCAGGCTACCTTTCCAACGTCCGTATCGTCAAAGGCCGTGCCGTCTACACCTCTGCCTTTACCCCAAGCACCGTCCCTCTTGGCGCTACCTCCGGTGGTCAGAACCCACCGCAAGGCACAGAGACTTCTCTCCTGACTTGCCAGAGCAACAGGTTCGTAGATAACGGTGTAGCAAACTCAGGCACAGGCTTCACCATCACTCGCAACGGTGATGTGCGTGTAACCCCCTTCAGTCCCTTTGCGCCATCTGCGGCGTACTCTGCTGGTACTAATGGCGGTAGTGGGTATTTTGATGGTAATACTGACTATTTAACCGCTGCGTCTAATGCAGCTTTTGCGTTTGGAACAGGCGACTTTACTATTGAAGCGTGGATAAACCCCGCTTCTTTGGCAGCAGATACTTTGATTTGTGGGGTAGATGTTACTAACGGTGCAATATTAGGATATGACACAACAACAGTCTGGCTCGGGTCACGAGGAATCGCTTATGACTTAACAGCAACATATACATTACCATTAAATTCTTGGACACATATTGCAGTATCCAGACAAGGAACAACAGCAAGACTTTTTGCAAATGGTGTTCAAATTGCTTCTGGGACTGTAACCAAAAACTATCCGCAAGGTTTGTTTACTGTTGGAAACTATACGGCATTTAATATTGGTGTTAATGGGTATTTGTATAATGTTCGTGCGGTCAAAGGAACCGCAGTCTATACAGGTGCTTTTACTCCACCGACATTGCCTTTGTCCACATCAGGGGCTGCATCAGCTTCTGCCTATCCAAGCACGACAAATATAAACACTACTTTTTCTTCGTCAGAAACATCGTTACTCCTAAACTTCACCAACGCAGGCATCTTAGACAACACAGGCAAGAACGTACTAGAGACAGTCGGTAATGCTCAGATAGATACCACGGTGAAGAAATATGGTACTGGGTCTATGGAGTTTGATGGGAGTGCGATAACCAAAACTATACTGGCGGTTATATAGTCGTTGGCGGTTACTTTGGAACATCCAATCTATTCAACGGCTACATAGACGATCTCCGCATCACCAAGGGCGTGGCGAGATACCCAACAGAACCTTTCCCGACTGCCCCATTCCCTGATCTATAACTAGGAGTAAACAATGCAGATTTACAAAGATGGTGTTATCGCTGATTACAAAGTTTTGTTTCCTCAAGTATCTTTCTCTGCCACTGGACCTAGTAATAAGTTCTTGGAAGAGCAAGGTGCGTATAAAGTTAATATGTTTATACCGCATAACCGTGAGACACAAAAGCTAGTACCAGCCGAGCCTTACATTAATAATGGTTGGGCTTACACTGTACAGGTTGCTGACAAAACAGCAGAAGACATCGCTGCTGAAGTAGACACCAAAGCAGCACAGTTGCGTAGACAGCGTGACATTGCTCTTATGAATAGTGACTGGACTCAGGTATTAGATGCTCCTGTTGATCGTACTGCTTGGGCAACTTATCGTCAAGCATTGCGTGATCTACCACAAGATCCTAACTTCCCTAATGTTGAGTTACCTGCAACACCAGGATCACAAGTTGTTGGTAATATTGATGGAGGTGTGGTATAATGGCTGTAGGACATGAAACTGCTAAAGCTGCTGGTGATGCAGTATCACTAATAACTGTAGTAGGAACACTAGCAGAAGTGTTGCCTGCTGTTGCTGCACTGTTGACTATTGTGTGGACAGGGTTTAGAATTTATGAAACTCAAACAGTTCAAGGTTGGTTAGGAAAGAACAATGTCAAGAAAGATTAGTAAAGGTAAGACTAAAACTACTGCTGCTAAGGAAACTATTTATACTGTTCCTACGCACCAGACAGCATTATGGACATTGTTGTATGTTGCTAACATTGGTGCTAACAACAAATCAGCAGCAGTATATTGGTATGATGCTTCTATCAACGAAGAGTATGGAATAGTTAATACAACATTTAACACTGGTACAGGGTTATAGATCCTAAGATAGCAGTTCAGTTTAATACCTAAAGGAGTTACTATGTTTAAACCTTGCCCTGGTTGTCCTAGTCCTGCGAAGTGTAAGAAAGCTGGTAAGTGTATGAAGAAGTCTAAAGGTAAATACTAATGCCGTTAGCTAAAGGTAAATCAGATAAGACTGTCTCTAAGAACATTCGTACTCTGAAGAAAGAAGGTTATCCTCAGAAGCAAGCAGTAGCAATAGCTCTTAGCAAAGCAAAGAGGAAAAAGAAATGAATATGTGGATCGCTGTGGTTGTTTTTTGCATGAATCATCAATGTGCTTTTTGGAAACCTGATGAAAACTTCTACAGCGAACGAGAGTGTCAAGCTGCTGCACAAAAGTTTATGTATAAAGCAGAGCAAGAGTTGCCAGTAGATTTAATTGAAGGTGTTTGTCTACCTATTACTACCAAGGATCAGACATGAAGAAAGATTCTCGACTAACTAATGCAGGAGTATCTGGATATAATCAGCCTAAGCGTACACCTAATCATCCTACTAAGTCTCATGTGGTGGTGGCTAAAGAAGGAGACAAAGTAAAAACTATTAGGTTTGGTCAGCAAGGTGTTACAGGTGATAGGCAACCAACCAAGAGACAAGCATCATTTAAAGCTAGGCACGCAGCTAACATTGCTAAAGGTAAGATGTCTGCAGCGTTTTGGGCAGATAAAGTTAAGTGGTAGGTATTGACATTCAATTTACTTTATGGTATAATATATTATGACCTACTTAGAAGCTGTTAACGATGTACTAGTAAGACTTAGAGAGCAAGAGGTTACTGCGGTAACTGATAATGCTTACTCTAAGCTTATTGGTAAGTTTATTAATGATGCTAAGCGTCAAGTAGAAGATGCTTATAACTGGAATGCTTTGACTGAAACACTAACAGTCACTACTGCTAACCAAGTATTTAACTATGTACTAACTGGTATTGGTCAACGATTCCGTGTATTGGATGTTATTAACCAAGAGAAGGATTGGTTTCTAAACAATGAAACTACTTCTCGTATGAATGAATTGTTTCTTAATGAAACATTTAGGTATGGTTCTCCAGATCGTTATAACTTTAACGGTGTAGATGTTAATGGTGACACACAAGTAGACTTGTATCCTGTACCTGATGGTGTATATAATATTTACTTTAACGTAATCAAGCCTTCTGATAAACTTACACTCAGTGCTGACATTATCAAAGTACCATCTGAACCTGTAATATTCCTTGCTTATGCTAAAGCATTGGTAGAGCGTGGTGAGGACAACGGTGTAATGAGTAACGAAGCATATCAATTGTTTAAAGAATCATTAGCAGATCATATTTCTGCAGAAGCTAATCGTTATCCTGATGAGATTACTTGGGTAGCTAATTAATGAAACCAATTCAAACTGGTAGTATAGCTGCTCCTGGATTCCTGGGTCTAAACACTCAGGATAGTAGCGTTCAACTATCTAGTGGTTTTGCTTTAACTGCTAACAACTGTGTTATCGATCAGTATGGTAGGATTGGTGCAAGGCGTGGATGGACTCCTGTAAACTCTACAGTTAACTCTGATCTTACATCTAGTAAGCCTGTAGAGTTTATGTTTGAGATGGTTAAGACTGGTGGTAACATTCTTCTTAGTGCTGGTAACAATAAGTTGTTTACTGGTACTACAACTATGACTACTCAGACAGTACGTAATGCTGCTAACAATGGTAACGTATCTGTGTAGCGGGTAGTACTAACCCACACTCACACGATAGTGGCACGTTTGGATTTCAAAGACTAGGTGACGTAGGTTCATTGCCTCTTGGTTATACTACTGCAGACTTTCAACCTAATTGTGCATTAGCAGCTTATGGTAGGATCTGGTTAGCTGATTTAACTGGTGATAGACAGACTGTTTACTTTAGCAGACTACTTGATGGTTCTGACTTCCAAGGTGGAGACTCAGGATCTTTGTCATTAAACGCAGTATTTCCTAACAACGATAAGATTGTTGCATTAGCAGCACACAACGGATTCTTAATTATCTTTGGTAGGAACAACATAGCTATCTATGGCAACCCTATCGATGTAACTCAGTTAACCCTTGCTGATTATATTCCTAATGTAGGATGTATTGCTAGAGACTCTGTAGTATCTACTGGTACAGATATTATTTTCTTGTCTGACTCTGGTGTACGTAGCTTGACTCGAGTGATTCAAGAGAAGTCTCTACCGTTCCGTGATATTTCTAAAAATGTACGTGATGAACTAATTGCTAACGTTAACTCAGAAAGCAATGCTGTTGCAATGAAGGGTGTATATTATAGTAGAGACGCTTTCTACTTACTTTCTTTACCTACATCTAAGATTGTATATTGTTTTGATACTAGATCTCCAATGCAAGATGGATCATATCGAGTAACTAAATGGAATGCTTTAGAACCTAAAGCATTTGTTGTTAACGATATTAAAGAACTATTAGTAGGTAAACCTGGGTATATTGGTAAATACTTTGGACATACTGATAATACTGCAGTATACCGTTTAGAGTATTTTACTAATCACTTTGACTTTGATCAACCTAACCTACTTAAAGTACTAAAGAAGATTGGTCTTATTGTTATTGGCGGATCAGGTGCTGAAGTAGCAGTTAAGTATGGTTTTGATTATTCTGAAAACTTCTTAGCACAAACTAAAGTACTAGCTGGCGGAACTAGTTATGAGTATGGTATAGGTGAATATAACATTGCAGAATACTTTGGTGGTATTGTACTTGAAAAGTTTTTCTTAAATGTTGGTGGTGCTGGAGCAATCCTACAACTAGGTGTAGAAACTGACATCAATGGTAATCCGTTCTCTATTCAAAAGATTGATGTTGGTTTGAAACAAGGTAAGGTTATAATCTAAGGAGATATTAATGGCTAATTATATTAAAGCCACCAACTTTGCTGTTAAAGATTCTTTGAATAGTGGTGATCCAGCTAAGATTGTTAAAGGTACAGAGATTGATACTGAGTTCAACGCTATTGCTGCTGCTATTGCATCTAAGCCTGATGCTGATAGTCCTACACTAACAGGTACTCCATTAGCGCCTACTCCTTCTACTGCTACTAATAATACTCAGATCTCTACTACTGCATATGTAGTTAATCGTATCACTCAAGACATTGCTGGTAAAGCTAACATTGCTTCACCAACATTTACTGGTACGCCAGCAGCACCTACTGCAACAGCAGGAACTAATACTACTCAACTTGCTACTACAGCGTTTGTACAAGCAGCATTACAAGCAATTTATCCTGTTGGTTCTATTTACATTAATGCTACTAACAGCACTAATCCTGGTACATTATTGGGCTTTGGTACTTGGACAGCCTTTGGTGCTGGTCGAGTTCCTGTAGGTTTTAATGCCTCAGATCCTCTATTTGATACAGCAGAGGAGACTGGTGGTTCTAAGGATGCGATTGTTGTCTCACACACCCATACCTTTAGTGCCACTACAGCTAGTGCAGGCACCCACACCCACCAGTTTCCTGGTTGGGCTTATGTCAATGGCGTGGATGGTATTGATAGTGCCTACTTTTCTGGCGCTGCTGAGGTTATCGAACAGACAAGGACTACAGAATCTGCTGGTGCCCACACCCACACCCTCAGTGGCACTACGGCATCCACAGGTTC